AAGGTTGTAACAGCCTGTGTTCGGGCGTTGTCCAGCACATCCCATACGCCGCCGGGGGTGCAGTCGGAGTAGTTGCCGATCTCCGACAATGGCGAAACGTCAGCAAGGTAAAGCCCGGAACGCGACGTATTGAAGTCGGCGGGCGCTTCGGGTTGGCATGGGCATTGCTGCCGTGCAAGTCCGATCACGTTGTTGTAGCAAGATTCGTTCATACCGAAAAAGAAAAAGGGCGGGCGGACAAAATGCCGCCCGCCCTACTGTGTTTGTTTGCTGTGGCTTTAATTCTTTTTCTTACCCACAAAGTTTAGGGTATACCGTAGGCTTTGGGTGCCGGTGCCTGCGATGCGGACGCGGTAACGTAGCCCTCGCAATTCGTCCTGCGTAAAACTCGCAACGGTTGCGCCTGTCCCGGAAAGAGTATCAATGACCTTCCAGTCGGTAAGGCCGGACGTAAGCGCCGATTCATCAATGTAAATGGTCGTGTTGGCGGTGCCGGATAGCTGCGTTCGCGGTACGGTCAAAAGCGCCGTGTACAGGCTGATGAAGTTTACAGGGAAGGTCACGGTGTCGATCTCCGCGTTGGAGATGGTGTCCGTCACATTGTAACGGTACGTGCCACCTGCGGCGTAGTATTCAGCGTCGGAAGGACGGGAAAAGCTGTACAGGCTGATGGCAAGCAGGGCGAACAAGCCCAAAAAAAGGATCTTATTTTTCATGTCTGAAAATTCGTTGATTGTTGAAAATCGGCAGGACTTCGGGGTAGTGAAGCCCTGCCGTGTTTACTGTTCAGATGTCACTAAACGCCGGGCTCGTTGATGAACGAAACGATGCCCTTGTTTGTCGAACCGCAACCGGCAGGGTTTACCCAGATACCGGCGTTGAGCTTCATTTTCCAGGTGTGGTTGATGGCGTTGTCGGCACATGCGTCGGTGTAGATCACATCGAAGGAGATACCGGGGAATGCCTGGCTTGGCTGGCTCCAACGCTGTTGTCCAAATTGGTACGTGTGGATGTCCGGGCCTTCAAAGTTGGCTTCGTACAAAGCCATTGTACCACGGTTGAGCATGTAAGTTTTCAGATCCGGCGCGTTGATGGTGTCGATGTTCTTCGGGTCGAAGTAGGAGCGCATCAAAGCGGCGCGGATTGCGTCGCCTGCGCCTTCGCCGTTACCCGCGTTCTGCATGGCCTGCATGTATTGGATGTACAGGTTACGGCCCGAAAGCAGGAACGGATCGGAAAAGTCGTTCATCATGGCAAGCAACGCCATTTCGTTGATGATGTCGAGACTTGCAAATTCAGCGCCCGGAATCGTCACATCTCCGGCAGCACAGGTCCAGGAAGTCGGCAAACCCGCAAGGCTTGCACATTCCTTGTTGGCTTCGATGACAGCAAGGATACCGGCAACGTACTTTTCAAGGATGACTTTTTCGGCGCGAAGCACGGCCTGTGCAACGAGCTTTGGAAATTCGGCGGCGTTGGTACGCAGTGCGGTTTCCGGGATGGAAAAAGTGGCCTCGTAGCACTTGTCAACGTCAAGCTCCAACACGTCCGTGTCGATGACAACGGGCGTAAGGGTGCAATCTGTGGTGCAGGTGTCGGTTGCCACAATGTCGCACATGTCAGCCCACCAAACATCCACAGTGCGCTGCTTTGCGAAGCGGCCCGGATTGGTGATGGGTTGAACGACGGCGGTTTGTTCGGCCTTGATGGCGCGGAGGGTTTCCACGAATGGAAGGAACTGGATGCGGGTGCGCTGGTCGAGTCCGAGCATGTCGGCTTCTGCCTGAATGTCGTTGAGCAGCGAAGCGGTAATTGCCATTGTGTTTGTAGCGTTTGTGTTGGGTTAGCGTTAACCCCCGCTTTGTGCCTTCCACGCCGTTGCAAGCTCTAATTGCTTTGCCCGGTCGCCTGTGGCTTTACCGTATTGCTCAAGAAAATCCGCTTTGTCTTTGAACGCGCCGCCGGTGTTGCCGCCGTTATCGCCTGTAACCGTGCCTTTGTTCCCGGCAGATCCTTTCGGGTCTGTCTTTTGGAACTCAAACATGGTCGCTGCGATACGGGCTGAAAGTTCCTCGAAAGGAACCGGGTGTCCGTGGTCGTTTTCAAGTCGCTTGCCGTCCTTCATCACAATGGTGTTTCCACGGTCATCCGATTCGTAATCATACGCCTCGAACTGTTGTGTAAACATCCTTTGCTGTGTCTGTGCAACCGTCGGGTCTGATGGCAACACAGGGCGAAGTTTGGCAAGATTCGCAAGGGCTTTTTCCTGGATGGTTCCAATTATAGCCTTGCGCTTGTAGCCGGATTCAATCTGTGCAATACGTTCCTCAAGTTCTGTCCGCGTTGCCTCGATCTGCTCTTTGGCTTTGCGTTCCATCTGAAGGAATAGCGGGTGAATTTTCACCTTGTCATCGTCAAATTCCACTTTGGCCTTCGCCGCAATGATGTCGTTAACAAGGTCAATTCCGGTCGCCTGACTGTCGACGTTGTGGGTTTCGCGCAACATCTTTTCCAATGTTTCGCGCCCTTCCTTGATTCCGCGCTTAAACTGTTGTTCGCCCACCTTCGCGGCGTCGCTACCCTTTAGGGCTTTGACGTGTTCTGCGTGTGCGTTTGCCAGTGCATCAAGTGCGTTGTCGGCAACTTCGTCTGTCGGGTTCCCTTCTTCATCCAACTTATAGAGCGTGGATTGAATCTGCTCCGGGGGCATGTTTAAGGTTTTGCCCAGAAAACCCGTAAGGATGTCATTAACTGTCATTCTGTTTCTTCGTTTTGGTTTGCTTCTTCCGGTGTTGAGGCTTCCGGTTCGCCCGTATCTTCAGCGGGTTTCCCCGCTTTCTTTTTGATTTGCTTAACCACGTCGGCAAGTTCAACGGGAACATCTGACAAAATGCGCTGCACTGTTTTAAAGTTACCCGCAATGCCGCGACGCACGTAGGACTGCCAGGCATCTTCCGTTACGGTCGATTGTTGGCCCGTCTTTCTGCTTTCAATGATTCGTTTCATATCGCTTTGGGTTTGCGGCCTTTTTTGGCGGCGGCGCGTTCGATTGCGGTTTCCATAACAGCGGCAACTTCTTCGCTTGTGGTCGCGTTGACTTCGCCTTTTTGGTGCATCTCCCGGAGTTCCTTGTTGGCAGCAACCGTCATTTCGTCTTCTTTGATTGCGTCCAAAAGCCGTGCTTCGAGTTCGTTTTCCATCTCTTCGGCGCTGTGGATTTCAACCTCTCGTACCGGGTCGCTTTCCATTGCCAAAATTTCACCTTCCGAAGGGATGAAAATCTTTTGAGGCTGCTTCAGCTCATCAAGTAGTGCCTTGTGCGACTTTATTAAGCTATCGGACGGCAAAATAAATTCACCCCCTTCCGCATTTCCGTTCGAAATACCGCCGCTTGGAAATTTCAACTCATCCGGCATCGGTGCCTTTTCGGTAAACCCCTGTTTGTCCGGCCCCATTGCGGCCCAAATGCCAGCCGAAAAACGGCGAGCGCCTTTGGTTGGATGGTATGCGGTGATATGGTTTGACTTACTCATGTGTTGTTAAGTTGGTGCTTCATAGTTTCGGCGTCTTTGCGGTACTCATGGATCATGGTGTAATACATGCTCCTGCCGGTTTCTGGGTCTAAGTTGTCGATTCCGAAGCGTTCACAAAATGCGATCACACACATTTCAACACTTACCGCCGCGTCCCGACAACGCATACCTTCAATGAAGGCGTACATCATGAAGTCCCGCGCATTCCTGCGAAGTATGCGGTGCATTTCGGAAAGTCCCGCGCTGCTCGTTTTGGCCATGTTTTGCGTTTTGTTTCATGTTTCAAAGTTACGTCCAATAGTGTACCGTCTTTTGTGGGTAATGTACACAATCTGAACATTCGTGTACAGTGATGGGCATTACTGTATCTTCTTCGGCACGCCATAGGGCAATGACACGTGCGCTGTGCTGGTCAAATACCAATCGCCAACAGAAAGGTTGCCTATCATTGGGTCAAGTGCGTCCTCGTCTTTGTCGTATGGGCCGGGCAGGGCGTCAAGCAGCGCAATGATGAATAGTAGGGCGTCATACCCGATATTCACAATGCCGCCCGATGCTATCGCCGTAAGTGGTGCCGTCGCTGTGATTCCAGCAATGCCGCCGCCGCCAATGGTCGTGCCTTGGTTGGTGGTGTAGCGCAACGATTCAGCCCACGGACGGCGTGACCGTGGCACTTCGCCGTCACAGTCCACAACCGAAGCCGTCCATCCGTTTTTGCCGACGGGGAAGGCATCCCAACTACCGCAGTCAAAGAGGCGTTCAACAACGGGGGTAGTTCCTTTTGAAGCTAAGACGGGCATGGGTTAGGCGTTTTCGTTTTGCTTGATGATGTCGTACATTTCCTTGCTGATGTAGGTAAGCCAATGGCGACAATTATATCTGCCGCGCTCAATAAGCGGATTGTACGATGCCTTTGTTTTGGGTTCAATCAACGTCGGGTCGTTCTTCCAATCCTTTGTTTCGGCAACTGTAAATGCTTTACCGGCCCGTTTGCGGCAAAAGGCCCGGCTGTCCTCGATTATCGAACCCTGATAAATGAAGTATTGTAAATCCAGCCGTTCCGCTTGTTCCTGGTTGGCGATTTCCCGTACCTGGTTAAAAGTATCGTAAGCGTACTGCCGTAGGTATGAACTCATTGCGCCGTCAACGCCTTTCGAACCTTTAACAAGTCCACGCAAGCCGCCAACAAGCCCGTCAAGCGGCGTCTTTCCTGCGATGGCTCCCAACATGAAGTCCTTTAGCCGCTGCCTTACCGGATCGGCAATGCCTAAGCGGTCGAGATAGCCGCCCGGCGTTAACTTGTTCCCGGTTATGCCAATGACGGATTCTATTTTTGTCGTCAGGGCTTGCACTTGACTATCAGTCACCCGAAACGAGCCAGCACGGTACACATCAACAACGCCGTCGGTAATCTCAAAAAGCCAATCGGCAAAATCCTGCATCAACTTGTCAAGGTCACGGCTAAGGCGGCGAAAAACGGTATCCACACGGGCGACGCCTGCAATGTTTGACGCTGTGTTTTTTAACGTGCCGTCCGGGTTGGTGGACAGTTTCAATGCCTCATCCCGCGTCAATTCGTACATCTCCGCTTCCAGACGTACCGCCTCCTTTTCGAACTCCGCAATACGGCGGTCGATTAGGTCGGCAAGTTCTTGGCTTGCGGTTTCCATTGCCTTTAAACGGCGTTCTATTTCGGCGCGGGTCGGCATTTATTCGGCGGGGTCAACAAGGTTAAAATTGAAGGTTATCGAAACCTTTTCAGTGATACCTAAAGACTCCTTTAACCCCTGCCTTATTTGCTCATAACCGCTTCGGATTTTTTCGTTTTCGCTTAGCAGTTTTGCCAGCCATTCACCGTGAGCGTCTATGTAAAGATCGTCAGGGCATTCAATGTCAGGAAGTGGGGTGAGTATTGCTGGACAGGTTGCCATGGTTTTTGTTTTTACAGGTCTACGGTTATGCCTTTTGAGTTCAAAAGATGCATGAGTTCGGGCGAAATTTCAAGCGGCAAACGGACTGTGGCATAACTTGTCCCATCGCCAAAGCCGCCGCTTATGCGGCCTTCATCGCATTGTTTTGTGACAATATCCCACTCTGACTGGGATTCAATAAAAAAGGAACACACGCCGCCAGGCCTTGGATTTGGCGCGGTGCATGGATGGGCGTCAGTTATTGGCTTGCAATTTTCCATGTGTTGCGTTTTGATTTACATGTTTCCATTATTCTGTCAGGCGCTTTACAACTTCACGAATTGGAAGCGGGCAATAAAAATCAACGCCGCCACTCACATAAACAAGGCATGCAGTTTCTTCTTCGCCGCCCCACGGCTTTAACATTGCTACCTGTTCGGGGTTAACGAAAAAAGGTACTTGCTTTTCTTCCGCAAAACCATCAGGGTTAATGCCCATCATTTCGGCCTTTTCTGCATCTTCTTTGCTGTAAATGACGCCGGGCAATTCAACCAACAAAAGGAAGTTGGTTTTTTCATTGTCGGGTACCGGGTAAAAATGCGGTTCACCCATGTCTGTGATTTGGCTCATAATATTGCGTTTTGGTTTAAATTCGTGCTAAAAGTTCATCCATTTTGCGGCCCAAAGAAGCGGCCAAATCATTGTCTCCTGCTTTCTGTGCCCGTTCGCGGGCAAGTGCGACCTGCTGCAAGGCAAGCGGTATCTTACCCAAATCATCGCCTTCAGCCCCCCCCGGGTATCGGTAGTATCGGCGCGGTCGATGCCGTTTCCAGCATCAATGCCATTACTTTAGCGTCAATCAGTTCCTTTTGTTTCGTGTAGGTCAGGACATAAAAGTTAAGTCCTTTTTCGGCTTGTTCAGCCTCGATTGAATCAAAGATGTTTCCAAGGTTCAGGTATTGCACTTTCAAGCGCGTAGGCGTGTACGACGTGTTTAGGGCAATAGAAATTTCGCTTTCCGTCATGCCTCTAAACGGATTCCACAGGCTTTTAACCTCAAAGCGCCGGTATTCTGCCGGGTCATCAACAAGCATAACGCTTACCATTGCTTCCTCAAGTCCTTGCCGTACTTCCGGCCCGGCCCCGCTGGTTGTGGCCTTTGCGTATTCGTCAAGCAATTCGCCCACATCCTTCATTGCGAAGTCACGCGGAAAGCGCATGGAAACAATTAGGTCGGTGTCGAGTTCGGTAATCTTAGCGATGGACACCACGGAAAAACGCCATTTTTCGGCGTAATCAAGGCCCATTGTGTATAGGGTGTCGTATGTGTTTTCGAGGCTCAACCGTTTTCCCGTTGCCGTGTCTGCTACTTCCTGCCGGGTGTAGATGTCGGAATTGAAAACAATCTCAACAGCGCGGCGGGAAAGGGCGTCGACCACTTCATCCTGATACTTCAACAGGTCAATCGGCGGCGACTTCCAAATCCAAAGTTTATCGAGGTCGAGTACATCTTCCGGCTTGCTTCGCAATGGCAGCTGAAACACCATTTCTTCCTGCACCGACGTTGGACGCTTAACCCCTGTACCGTGGCAAGATTCACACTTGCCGCCCTCGCTCATGTATCCGTTTTGGCATCCCGGCGCTTCGCATGGGTCAGCATAACGTAAGGTTAACGGGAACGCTGCAAGGCTTTTTGTCAGGTCGGCTTCACTGTTGATCTTAAGCGACTTTTCCAAAAATGGCACTGCTTTATCGAAGCAGGAAACGTAGGTTGCCCCGCCTGTGTACAGGTCACGTTGAAAGCCGATGCGGAAAGCAGGAACGGCGTCAAGGTTGTGCGGCGTAGGGAAAAGCAAAACATATGGACGTTCATTCAACCAAACATAAGTCATTCCCGGCACTTGTTCGCCTTGCTCGTTGGTTTCGCTGGTTACAATCAACTCGCCGTCTTTGCGCTTTAGCGGTGCTTGGTTGCGCGGTATTGGCAGCAGCACAACCGTTTCGTTCGCCAGGTACAGCGTAAGTTTTTGCGATGGTACGGCGGTTTTGTTTTCCATTACCGTCATGTCGTGCTTCACAATCAAGTAATCAAGCACCTGGTTTGTAATGCCAAAGTCTACCGCCTGAGCCGCCGAAACTTCAAACGGGTACGGCCTTGCGTAGTCCTTGCCGTCGGTTGGCTCAAATTCAAGTACGCACCATGCATTCGGGTCTACGCTGTTAAGCTCCATGTACCGCGTGGCAAACCAATCATCAAGGCTTTTGTTTCCCCAAAACTGCCCCATGATGTCGATAAGCTCCTTTGTGTCGCCGCTGGATTCTTTGCCGGTGTGGTAAACGTTTTGCGTGTAGCGGGAGCGCGGCAGCTTGTTGTAAATCGCCATGATGTTACCCACAACAGACTGCGTAATGTGTTGGGTAATTTCCTTGCGCTGCTTAAAAAGTTCCTCACTTTCCCGGCGGGCGAACTTCCGAAGCATAGCGTCCATGCCTTCGCCGGTGGCAAGTGCCATGTACTTTGTCGCCTTCGCTACGGTACGATCATAATATTTATGCCGGTGGCCTTTGGCGGCGGCAAAAAGAAATGGTAATGCCTGTGGTACTGTCATGTTGATGGGTTGGCGTTAATTGCGTTTTGGAGTATGCCCTTACCGCCTCCGGTAATTGTCGAATGATCGCGGGTCAATGCCAACGATGAAGTAATCCATTGCGTCCGATGTGTGGCCTATGCGCTCGTAACTGCCGCCGGTTTTTGTGTTTACCGCCTTCTCTTTCAGTTTGTGCCCGTTTGCGTCCTGCTTGACTTCCAATAAGTCCTGTATTGTAGTTGCGCACTTTTCACTTACCTGTATCTCAATCGGGTGTTTGCCTTCGAAAATCTCATTGATGTAATCGCGCCGCATTCCTACCGGCGGGTTGCTTCGTTCTGTCCTATCGCTTGCCGTGTGTATCATCTTTGCCAATTCGCGCCTTACGATCGTGTAGTCTGTTTCATCGCCCCTGGTATCTCGTTTGTGCCCGCTTGCATCGCCATAGTAGAACAGTTCTTTGCAGTCCGGGTATCGTTCTTTAAAGGCTGTACAAAGCGCCGATGTTGAGTTACGCGGATGCTCCAGGCAAAATTCATCGAACTGAAACAGCCGCAACTTTCCATCTTCCCGGCGAACTTGCCAGCAAAGCATGGTTATGTATGGGTTTACGTTTTGGTCGAAAGTCAGGTGTACAGGAAGTGCCGGGTCGTACCGGATCACTTGCACATGGTCGGAAAGGCTGAAGGCGTGGTAAAACTCGTACCCTTTGCGGTCAGTCGCCGTCCAGTCGCCAAACCGCAAACGGCGTTGGTCATAGTTGTTCAGCCTCGAAAGGTTGTCTCCGTAGATTTGCCGGAATGCCTCATCCGGGTTATCGTCAAGGGTTGCAGGCACGAAGGCTTGGTGCGCTGCCAATGTTACCGGCTTGTTTTCTTTGTCGAGAACAAAGCGCCATTTGAGCCAGTTGTTCGCCGGGTTTGCGCACATTAAAATCTTTGGCCGAACTACGGGCAAAAGGTGCAGCTTGTAACGTATCCGGGTGCCGCCAATTTCAAAAGCCTTTTCGGTTATTTCGCTTGCCTCGTCAATGAATGCGTCGGTTATTTCGATGGATCCGAGCGAAGCAAAGTCCGGGTCAGACGGGTAAAGAAACAGGTCTTTGAAAAGGATCTCTGAAACTTCGCCGGATGGGAAATAGAAATATGCAATGTGGTCGTTGGCGTTGTACTTCATCACAACTCCTAAGTGATTGTGTTTTGCGTATTTATTCCAGACCTCAAAGAATGTTTTTAGTGTTGACAGCCGAAGGTTGGCAAGTCGGGCGCGACCAATTAGTCCACGGGTGCCGGGATATTTTAAGCGGCGCGTTATTTGCCAGGTGCAACCCAAAAAGGTTTTGCCCGGCCCGGCGGCGCCGCCGTACATTATATCCGTAACGGTCGTACTTTCCTCCAGCAAGTTCCAAACAATGGATTGCTTTAAGGAAAGGGCAATTTCAGCCGTCGTTCTTTCCTTCGTCATTCCCATTGTTGGTATCTTTTACTTTTACAATGAATGTTCCTGTAATTGGTTCGCCATTTGCCCCGGTGACCTCGCTTCGCTGTGTTGGCTTGCCGTAAAACCTATCCATTATGTAGGCCATCGCTTTTACATCGCCTTTCTTTGCTTTGGCAAAAAGAGCCTCAACGACTTCCTTCATCTTAGAGCCGCCTGTTTCCGGGTCAGCCCCAAATATTTCAGCCCCCAAAACATCTAAGTCAGGGAGCTTGCGCGGGCGTCCTTTTGGGTTGCCGCTTTCGCCTTTGGCGGGACGCTTTAAGGTGCCGCCGTTCTTGCCTGGCATTGTTCCTGCCATACGCTGTTTTTACGCTGTTCAACTACTCTGTTCACAAATGTACGGTATTGTCGCGTTTAATGTCAAATATGTACAGTTGTGGGCAAAGGGAAGGGCTTAATCCTGCTTTGCATTTTCAACTATCCACCCTGCCAAAACTTCACACGGGTTGTTCGTTATGATTGACTTTGGCTTACCATCCATACTGCATTCGAACTCACCCAATCCGAGCGCCCGTATTTGGTAGCCTGGTCCGAGGTGGTCGAGTAGGTCGGTAAGGGTGGGAACGTAAACAAAATCGAAAGGCGAAAACGAAGGCCATGAATATTCGAAAATATACAATCCTTTCACTTCGGACGCCCCTCTGTTGTTCTTGCCTACGCCGTACCACATCTGCATTAACTTCTTTTCCGGCTGCGGGTATCCGGCATCCCATAACGCCTTCGCGGTTTCATAACTTACCTGTTCGTTTCTCATGCTGCAAAAAGTTGTTTCAAAAGTTCTGTGTGTGCAAAGTTAGGGGTTTGAACTTGATCCTGCGACTGTCCCATAGAGGGATTGGCAATTACGCCAGTCCCTTTTTTTATTTCCAGCCATTCACAACTTATTGATTCTCCGCACAATGCAAAGATAACATCATTAATCATGGGGGTTTGAACTTTATTCAGTTTTGCGTCCAAAATTACGCCTTGCGGGAAAACGGCCTGGGCAATCAAATTCTTACGCTTTTCGTCTGCTGCTGCAAAAACCGTGTCAATTCCTTCCATGAGCGACAGACATTGAAACAAAAGCTGTTGCCTGTCCTGTGCCTGCGCTTCCAGCCTTATGAGCGTCGCTTCATGCTTTGCCATATCGGCTTCGAATCCGCGCTTCATATCCCGTAGTTCCAATGCAGTAAGGTTGCCGTCTGCGTAGTCAGACCGGATGCGCTCCAGGCGTTCATGTGTTCTGGCTTTTGCTGTTTCTGCCGCTTTGATTTGCTTGGTAAGATTTTCACCGCGCTCGGCAAGTTTGCGCTCCAGTGTTCGCCGTATCAGCATCCCGTTTTCAGGCATGATGCGCATTCCCGACAATGCCTGCAAAAAAATGGCGTGTGCCTTTGGTGCCATGATGTTTGCGCTTCCTTTGCCGAAGCCGTGGTAGTATGGATAATGTTTGCCACATCTACCTTTTACCATGCTTGCCCTCATGGGGCGTCCGGTCTTGTCACAGCGCAATACTTTTTTGAGGTAGAATTGTGTGGCCTCAACTTTCGAGCCGTTGAGTGTCCATGATTTTGACCGGGGCGGCTCTACCTGGTTGATCGATACCTGTACCCGTTCGTAAAGTTCGTTTGTGATGATGGGATGATGCAACCCTTCCACGTACTGCGCGGGCTGTTCACGGTGCGGCCTGACGTAAAGTTTGCCAGCATAAAAAGGATTGCTGAATATCCGGTAAAACTGTGACCACGACACGCCAAGGCGGCTGCGGTATTCTTTGTATAGTTCGCTGCGCTGCCCACCATTGGCCACTCGTTCAAAGCACTCACGTACAAGCGTGGCCTTCGCTTCATCAACAACACACACTTTACGGGGCTTGTTGGCGATTGTTACGGGTTTGTCGCTTTTGATGTAGCCCACAGGTGGAATGCCGATATGAACCCCCGCGACCAACGCCGCATGTTGTCCGTCCCTGGTGCGGTCGCTGATTCGCATGGATTCGCCCTGTGCGGCTCCGAACCTTACGCCAAGCAGGATGGGGTAAGACGGGTCACCATATTCAATCCACTCGTCAGGGCAATTCACTTCAACGCCAATCTTACGAAACCGCTTTACACATTCGAAACATTCCCCGACGTCGCGGCCCAACCTGTCCCAACGGTAGATGAAAAGGTAGTCTATTTTTCCACGTTGGCGTTCGCACAGCTTGTACACTTGATCAAGCCCTTCAACGCGGTTGTCGAAGCGGGTGCCGGACACCGTATCTTGGAAATGGGCTATTTCCGTTAAAGCGCCTGAACGAACTGCTCCACTTCTGCGTATGCCGTCGATTTGGTATTCGTGGCTGTTTCCGCGCCTTTGCTGCTCGTCTGTGGAGCATCGTGTATAGGCAATGTAAGAGGACGACCGGGGGCTGTGCATACTGATTCAATTATTGCTGAGCAAAGTAGGTTTATAAAACGCTGCTTGTCGGTTACAAAGTTAACATTTTGTTTCATAACAGCATGGTGCTTATGAGGTAAATCAAACCAAAGGCCACGGCGGTAATGCAGCCATAAGCAAAGGCAGCGATGGTGTACAGGATAGCGGCGGCGTCAATGGGTAATGGAACGAAAAAGGCAAACACATACGCCTCCGTGGGCAGTGAAGGCCACAACAGGAAAAGCGCACAGGCAAACATGGGATTCAAAACAGCAAAGTATTCCGTGTGTCCTGACCACTTCTTTGAGGCTGGCCAGTGTAGCGGGCGGTAAAAGGCGTGTAATCCATCCTCTATCCATTTGGCATATGGCAGCCGAAAACAGAACAATGCAAAAGCGCCTGTTTCGCGTTCCCTGCGGTCTACCTTGTTGCTGATTCCGATTTTTATACGGAATGGTAGCCAGGGATTCCACATCAAGTAAACCGATTGCCTCATTGCGTTGCATTTTGTTCTTTCAAAAATTCATCCACCCTTGCAGCGGCTTGCGGGATGTCATCGAACGTGCCTAAGTATCGCTGTTTACCCGATGCGTAGATGTGAACCCGGTATTTCGTGCCCTTCGCGCTTTGCTTGGGGTACACACCACGGACGCCGGTCACGTTGGTTTTGTACAGCTTGCTGCTTTTCCGGTACTCCCTGCCTTCGTGTACGACGAGGTTGGCGCGTTGGCAGTCCAGTTTGTTACCGTTTCGTGGGCTTACGCTTTGGCCGGGCTTTGCTTTGGCAATGAACCTGTGCAGCATGATGACCATTGTCACGCCATTAACCGTCTTTGTGGAAATAGCGTATTCGGTGCGCGGGCCTTTGTAAAGTTTCCACTTCATAAGGCTGACGGCTTTAAAGTCCTCGTTGTCCACAATGGCAAACCTGCCGGGGCTATTTGTGAGGGGTATTTTTTTCATGCTCGTTGTGTTTTGAATTTTCCTGAAACAAGCGCCTTGCGGGCGCAAAGCAGCGCCAACTTCAAAGCATCCCGGCAGTCCTGGTTCTGTCCTTTGGTGATGACGGTAAGGCGTTCGGATTTCAGCACCGCGCCCGCTTGCGTTTCGCTCCATTTTGCGCCCTTCTCTTTTGGGCTGACTTCAAACACGCGGTCAACTCCGAAGCGCCGAATGGCTGACCGGAAAGCAAGTTCTGACACAGCCTGGTTTGTGCCGACGTTGCGGCCCTTGCGGGCAACCTCCATCTTTGAGCCTGACACGTCGAACGACTTGTTTTGAAGGTTGGAGTTTTCCACGCACACAAAGCAGGATAGCGGGGCGTCACCTGACCGTAGCCAGTCATGAAAATCCAGCACATCGCCAAACGACTTGTAGGCAACCGTTCGGTCTGTCATGTCCACGATGGCAGCCCAAAAACCGCCAACGCGAAAAGCAGGATCTATGCCGATGTAGACGGGGGCGGCGTTCATGGTTTTTCATTTTTAGCCAGCCAAGCGGCGGCGCAAGCTTCGGCGGGGTTTTCGTGGCCATAGCTTGCCATAACTTCAAATCCGTCTGGAACCTCATTTACATGCTGTGTTTTTTCGCAATACCACCAGTTGCTTGCAATACACAGAATGTATTTTCTCCCCAACTCCTTTAAAATGTCGGTAGCGGACGGGGCGAAAACAATGCTGTGTATTTCTACAATTTCGTGCATAATTCCAGGAACAACACAAAACAAGCGACCATCTTTGGCGTATCCACAAAGACCGTCTTTAATAACCTTCGGCTGTGGAAATCCCGCTTCCTTTAATTGTTTGGCTGTTTCAAAACTTACTACGTTCATCGCGTCGGCATTTTAAGAGGTGAACAAACAGGCATTTTTTGACCGGCACTTTTAAGCGGCTGCGGGCCCGTGCCTTTGCCGCCTGCCGCCTGGTAAATCCAAAGGTTGAGCAGCCCGGAAACATTTACCTTAACTTCCTCAGTCATTGCCACTCATTCAGGCGAATTTTTGAGGCGTTCGGTTGACCAGGTACCAGCGAGAACTTGGTTGATCCCGTTTTCAATCACTGCCTTTTTGATGTAGTGCATTGTTTGTAATTGGCGGCGAAGCTGTTTGCTTTGCCTTTCGGTAAGCTCCGTTTGTGGTATCGTTACGTTTTTCATGCTGTTTGTACTTTTGAAAGGGTTGCCATGTAGGTCGCGGTTGGCTGACCACCTGGGCCTGTGATACTTGCGGCCTTGTTGATGGTGAGTGTGCCCGCGGGTGTTTCGATTGGGCGTCCTTGCGCGAGATTAAGAGCGCACAGGGTTTTCGATGGCTTGGCGCCGATGGCATCAGCCAATTCCCGGCAGGTTGTTCGTTTGCCGTGGCGTGTTTGTTCGTAGAGGTGCAAAGCGATTCGTTCCATTTGGTAAATTGTTGTCGGTGTCATGTTGAGGGGGATGTGTAAGGGTGAAGGATTATTGAAATGGCGCTTATTGTCTCACATAAGTTTTACCCTCTGTGAAAAATCGAAATTCAGGGCGTCCGGTCGTTGGCGATTCGAAATACATTGGCTCTTTGGAGATGTGTACCCATTTTGCGCCGCGCTTTTTCATTTTTGCGGCGTTGCGCTTTGCGTGTGGGTTAGCGCATGGAATCATGTTTTTGTCGTACTCAGGTCCAATAATCATTGTTCGGAAAGTTTAAAGGTTGAATATCCTGTTAAGTCAATCGGGTCAGCAGCCACCACAAGCCCGGCATTGAGCATCTCGACGCCTATTTTGTCGGCATAGGAATACTCACAGCCTGTCTTTTCGGTGATGACGCGGCATAGGGTATGCCAAATGAATTTTTGGCCCTGCATCTCGAATTTGATCGCCTTCAGGGCTTCGGCTGACGTGGGTGTTGGTTTGGGTTTAGGTAGTGCGGTCTTGCTCATGGCAGTTTTATTTTAATTGGGGTAGAAATGTTTTCAAACTCAAACTCCAGGCTGTATTTTCCGGGTGGAACGCCAAACTCGGAAGCGAATCTTAAAAGCGCAATTTGAAGGTCGTGCATAACAATACTTTCAGACTGCATTTGTAGTGGTTGCGCTTCAATCAACGGAATCTCAAGCGCGTTGGATGGTGGTTGCTTCATGGTCAAAAAGGTAAATCTTCCTCGCTCATTCGTTCGAAGCGGGGCATGGAGAAATTGTAACCACCCGAAGTGCCGGGCATGTCGTTTGTGGCGTTGTAGAAACCGCGTATGTGGTCAAAGCGGCATTCGCAAATTGCGTTGCCGGTGTTGCGGCCCTTGCCAATCGCTATTTCGGCAACACCCTTAAGGCTTCGACCATGTTCGTCTTCCAAGATTTGGTAATATTCCGGGCGGTAAATTAAAAGTATCGATGTGGCGTCCTGTTCAAAATCACCTGACCCTCTTAGGTCTGAAATCTGTGGCCTGCTTGAGCCACCGCGAGTTTCGGCAGCCCGGCCAATTTGCGCAATAGCGATAATCGGGATATTTAACTCAAGCGATAATTGCCGGATGGTTGCGGAAACTTCGGCATGGTCATCAAGTTTGGTGCCTCGAACGCCCGACCTTACAAGCTGTATGTAATCGATCACCGCAAGCGCCGTGCCTCGCTCGTAGTATTCCCGACGTATTGCCGTAACGATGTTGGAAAGCGAACGCCCTGGATTCATGGATTGAATCGGCAGCCTCTTTACCCTTTCCCATGCCTCGGTATATTCATTCCGTTTTTGCTCTGTAAGGCCATGAAATGGGTTTCTGAAATGGTCGCCTGTTTCGTATTGCCAAAGGCGCTTTTGTACGTCAGGTGCGGCGTTTTCGAGGTTAATGTACAGGCAGTTGTTGCCCTGTTTGGCGCTGTAAAAAATCTGATTCAGCCCGAAGTAGCTTTTACCCATCCCTGTTCTCGCTGCTGTTACGATGTAGTCGCCGCCTTTCCAGTATCCAACACACTTTTGCAGGCTCGACAAAAACGGCTGAATCGGATGTACTTCCTCGATGCCGTCAAGCGACATAATCAGCGACTTTTCAAAATCAGCCTTTCCGTTGTCCGCTTTCACAAACGCGCCAACATGTTTTTCCTTCCGCGTCTTTTCGGCCTCGCTGCGCACTTCATCTGTTCCCATGCCTTTACTTACCCAATACGGGATACATTCAGAAATTAAAACCTCAACCGTTTGCTCATAGGCCAATAAAAACATATCAACGGCGGTTTCTAAATCCACGTCCGGGTGCTTCATTGACCTTTGGGTAAGCAGGTCGATATACATACCGTCCTGGTATTTAGCAGTCTTTTGCGACACCTCGAATATGCTGTATGTGTATTGCGAAGCATGTAATTCCATACAGGCTATTGCAATATCATTTGTTGGATCAAACATTGAAACATTCAGCTTGTGCGACACCTGCGCAAGCTCATAGGATGAGCGAAGCAGAATGTCGGTTAAGACGGTTTCGGCGTCCGACTTTCGCTGTTGGGTATTGGTTTTCATTTTTTCAAATTTTCAATTCGTTCAAGTTCGCGGTTAGCTAACCCACAAATATTCCAGCACATATCAACTAAGGGCGTAATGCTTTCAAGTGATTTGTTCTGATAGTGGTGGAAAATTGCGCCGTATTGTATGCCTGGAATAACTTTAGCTTGGTGTTTTCGGGGGATTAGCGACTTTGCCCATGTAGAATTTTTCACCCATCCCGGAGGCACACAGGGCCCATCCAAAAACCAACTTGCCGCTTTGCCTTGCAATGGCTCCTTAAACCCGTTTGTGTAGGCTTCGAGGGCGCGAAAGGTGCGCAACCAATCGGCGTGTATCATTTTGGCGTTGGCGTTCATGAGTAGCGGGGTAAGCCTTTTGTTGGGTCGGCTTGGCTTGTGGCGGGCTGTTCTTTTTGCATCGTCGGCTGCCTTTTAACCCAGCGTTTAAATTCTGCGTGGTGTTGAGCAAACGTGGCATATTTGTTTTTCCAGGCGAACGCATATCCAGCGTATTCCTCAAGCATTGATTTCAACTGAATATTATTGTACCTGCCGGGCAAAACTTGGCAAACGCCGTCTGTCCATTCGCGGGCGTTGGCTTTGTAGTATTCTCCTATTTGCTTAAAAAGGTCGGTATCGGTTTCGAGGTTTTGTGGTTTGTCGGAGTGGCGCGGGGAAAGGGGGGCGGGCGCAATGTGGGGTATGGGGATTTTTTTTGCTTCTAAGGCAGGTGTTATATCCGCTTCCTGATTTTCAGTAACCGGGGCGGGCGGGGGCGGCGATTTTTTTTCGCCGTTTCTCTCTCTTAGTTTTTGTATTGTATTTATATTCTCTTTTGGGTCAGTCACACTGACGGGGGTAGTCAGTCCGGTTGACTGGGGGTAGTCAGTCACACTGACGGGGGTAGTCAATTCAACTGACGGGGTATTTTCAACCATGAAACGTTCCGGGTTAACCCTCATTTTATTGGAAGAATACCCAGCGCGGTCTATTTCCAAAAACCCCATTTGCTCCAATTTCTTAGTGTAGTATGTTATGGTTTGAAGTTCAACTTGCAGCCATTCGGCGAAGTGACGACGCCCTGCGGTACACCATCCTGTTTTCATTTGTAAGGCTGATATTTCACCAAGCATCATTTTTTCAGCCGGGATAAGTTCCGGGTGAAGCCAAATGTGGGCCGGTATAAATACCCCTGTAAAGTTTCTCGTATCCATGTTTGTCAAATAAAAAAGCCTCTAACAGGCGGGGCAGTTTGGGTTCTGCAATCGGGCTGACACCGATTAACCGCGCCTGTTAGAGGCTCTTGTGTTTTTTGTCAGCAATCTTTTTCTACCAGGTTCCCACGCCCGGCAGCGGCTCATTAACCGCGCAACAAAGGTGTACATAATTGTTGAGAAAATGTACAATCCTGTACACTTATTTTGAAAAAAATATTTGCACCAGGATTATGATACAGATAAGCAGGAAGCAGATGCCAAAGACGCGGGCCGAAAAGGTGTAGTTGCGGTTCGGGCGATTGTTTGGGTTATGGTCGTGTTGGTTCATTGTGCTGCGGAATTACCTGCGAAAAGAGTTGTGTGGTTGGCGTGGGTTAGGTTTTAAATATGAAAATCAATCAGCGTCAATATTTCATTTTCAGGAATATCAGCCCATTTTTTCATAAAGAAATCTTCCCAAGATTCGCTTTCGTCATGCGAAACACCCCACCATCCCATTCTTCCGCGTGACATCCATTCACCATTAATAACAAGGCAATAAGGAACGAATGCTTTTTTTGATTGTTTTTTGGCGTATTGCTCGGCCGAAAGACCGTCAAAATCTTCCATGTCTACCATGAAAAGCGAGTCCCTTTGTTTTTCGCTCAACGATTCGTTGTTTCGGGCCTCAATAACCTTAACCATTGCGGGTTGCGCATGGTAAGCACTACGCTTATCTTCGATGTTAAATCCGTGCCATACCTTTTCGTCGTTCCATTTCAAATCGAGTTTTGGGATCTCGCCCGACTCGAAACAGCTTGCGATGTTTTGGTAGTGCTTAAGAGCCTTGTTGTATTTGTCTTTAATCATGCCTTCAATATCAATATCGCCTTTTATGACAGAATCGGCCCATCCTTTTTCGGCAGGAGATGTCCCTACGCCCGGTCGGCCAACCGCACCAATCTTGCCTTCTTTAAGTTTAAAATACCCGGTCCATCTGCCGCCAACTAAATACCAATCCCATTTTGAGTTTGGGTTATAGGTTGACCAGTTTTCCCAAATGCCGCTTTCGTTTTGCTTCCAACTTCCACTATTCCAATCTTCGCCAAAAATCGAATAGGCGTCGGCAAAAGAAATGCCGTCCTTGATTTTCTTTTCCTTGGTGTAGTATTCCAAAAACCCGGTCTTTTCTTCTTCTGTTACAGCTTCCGTAACGTACGGCTCGACATCGTTCTGTTCGTTGTATTTTTCAAGTTGGCCGGGAATATCTTTTCCGACCACGATTCCGCAAAAGTGTGACATGGTGTTACAGGTTTTATTTGTTGTTTAAATGATTGTACAAAGATGCGCACTATTGTTTATATAGTGTACATAAATGTACAATTATTTTCAAATTATTTTTGGGCATAAAAAAGCCCCGCCGTTTATGCGAGGCTAATACCGGACTAAATACCTGTTGCGCACACACGTCCGGCGCGGTTTCTTATTTGTAGCGGCCCAGGGAATCGAACCCCGTCATTTCGCGAAATGTGCGCGAAAAGGAATGTCCGGACATTCT